CCACGGGCAATGGCGGCAATTCACGGCACGTGCGCCCGCATGAACGCCATCGTACCAGAGGCCGCCCGCTATCAGCGCTGCCAAAGAATACGCGTAATACTGATAGATATTACCAACGTCGTACTTTGTACCCTCATCACGTAACGGGCTTTTTAAGTCCCAGCCCCAGCCCTCGCTTGCATGGTAATCTTTATTTGTTACGTGTTCTGCTCTGGTAATCAAATCGTTAAGCCATTCCCATACACGCCCTACGGCATCTACACAGCCCACGGCAGAAACTGCATTTACTACGCTGCCTGTTACTCCACGCTGTGTATTTGAGCTTGCACTCCATGCGTTTGTATTATTCTCTGCCAATCCCTGCGGGCTGCCAAAAGCATAGGCGCAAAACTCGCTGTAATCCGGCATACGCTTGCCGCTCTTCATCAGCCTTTCTGTAAATCTGTACCAGTTCATGCCCTCTGTGCCAGTCATAGGCGCACAATTATACTCTGATTTTAAGCCCTCTGCCCCGTCGTCTGAATTAAGGTAAATGTCTACCCATGTGCCACCGCCTAAATATACCATTCCCTCCGGGTTGCATTTTGGGCGGTGTCCCATAGTCCATACGCTGCGTGGTACAATCCCGTTGCTTACTGCACTTTCCCAGCCAGTACCGAAAAGCGCACCGCTGCTGTTTACTGGCTGTAAGTTGCTGTTTACCTTACGGCAGCGTCCATAATGAAAACCGCCAATTTTACGGCTGTTGCTTGCGTTCCAGCCGCTCGGATATGTAGAGTTAAGGGAAATAACATACTGCTCGTCCTGCGCATCTACCCTGCTGTCGCAGATATACACATAGTAATCATTTCCAACGGCAAACGTTGCCCCAGCATCCAGATTAGCCGCCGTAAGTTTCGTTTCTGCGGTCTTAAAGATGCCTGCGCCGCCTACAGCAATTACGCAGCCGCTCTCTACTGTCAGCTCGTCTGCGCCGCTTGCACGCAGATACTCTCTTGTCGGCGCTACAATGTCGCTGATTGTTGCCATTTTATTTACATTCAAAAGCGCCCTGCGGTCTGTTTTTGTTACGTCGTCCACCAATAATCTACTCATACTGTTTTAAAACTCCTTTCAGTGCCTTAATATCGTCTGCTGTCATTCCTGCTACCATTGCTGCCGTTTCCAGCGCAATTACACCGCCTGCCGCCTCTACGCCCTTAGACAGCGTTAATACGGTTCTGTCGTTCCCGTTTTCTTCCATTTCCCTTGCTTTTTCGCTCTGAATATGCGTAACTGCCGTTACCGTCCCAGTCACTCCGTCCGCATCAAATACCATGCCCTCTGCCGCCTCTGCGCAGTAATAAATTGTTACCGCCTTTTTCTCCGGCGCAGTTTCTACTACGGCGCACTGGATATACCTTTGTTTTTCCAGACTTTCAATTTTTCTTTCTAAGTCCGCTGCGTCCAGTTCCCCAGCTGCTACCATTGCAAGGCAGTTGTAATAATCCGCTTTTGTTTTTAATGTCTTTGGAAATCCTTTCATAGTATCCGCCTTTCCTAAAATGTATTTGCAAGATAGGAATTACCAATATATGCAACTCCTAATACTGCCGTTTCCTCTGTTCTTTCGTAATGCTGGCTCAACCATGCTGCACCCATATAGCACAAGCCTAATACTGCATCATGGTTATAATTGATACCCCAGCCGTTTTCTACCGCAGTAAGCCTCTTGTCAAGCTCTGTCAGCGCCTCTTTTGTTTCCTTTCCGCTTTCCTCTGCCTGCTGCCGCATCCCGTCTATCGTGGCTGCCAGTTCTTCAATTTGCAGTTGCAGACTGCCTGCAATATCTTCCCCCAGCTTGTCCTTAATGCCCTCAAACCATGTATTAAACTCGGCTTCTGCCTCTGTCTGGAAAAGCTGAATTTTTGCCATAAATTCTGTATAGGCTCTTAAAAGTTCCTCGTCCCATTTATCTAAGGTACTCTCAAAGCTGGTATAACGCTCGCTAAACTTATTCTCATATTCTGCAAATAAGCTCTCTGTCTTGCTTACGTATTGCTCATATACCCCGGCAATGTCCTTAAGGTACTTTTCCATATTCTGCTTGTATACGCTAAACTCGTCCAGCACCGCTGCGCTATAGGTCTTAAAGAAGTCGTCAAACTGCTTTGTCAGTACGCTTGCGTCTATCTCTTCCACCGTTCCAGTTACAATACCGCACACGCTGCTATTAAATCTCTGGTCTGTTATGTCTTTGGTCTGTATCTTTGTAACACCTTTTCCTACGTAAATATCCGCAAGCGCCAGCTCCCATATTTCCGTACTACGTGTTACTGCTGTCGGCTGTGGTTTTGCAGACGGTGTGCCTTTCAGTACCGCTATGTAAATATCACGCTGCGGCAAGTCCCAACGCACTACCACTCTGTCTACACGGTTAAGCGCACCCTCTGCCATGTCAAGCCTTATACTGTGGCTGGCTGGGTTTTTAAAGGCATACCCGTTAATAAACGCAAAACCCGCATTTACCTTTATTTCCATGCCACTGTACGCAATCACTTGCAGCCCGTCGCTCGGTTTTGGGAAAATACCGTTTGCAATGAATGTAGCAAAATACCATGCCCAGTCCTCGGCTTTATATACCCTGTCGTAATTTTCGCCGTCATATACTGCATTGAATGGTAAACAATTTGCCATTGTCCTTACCTCACTTTCCTAATTTTATCCACCAGAGTAGGCAGGCTTTCCCCAAATGTTGCCTCTATTTCTTCTGTGCCTTTTTGGTAAATCTCTTTTACCTCGGTTATCCGTGCATCTATCTGTATACCCCATTTTTCCTCTTTGCAAGTAATTCTGTCCCCTAAGTCAAAATCAACCTTAAACTTTAGGTTTGAGTTTGTGTTAATGGTCGATACAAAATTTATGTTTTTCCCGTATCCCTCTAACTCTGTTTCTCCCCTTGTCTTAAGCATCTGCAAATATTCGCTAAGCGGTATCGTTATCTCTGTTTCCCCGCTCTGGTATTTGCGTGCAATGTCTGTGGCATCACAAAAAACCTCGTCCAGCTCTATGCCCGTCGCTCCCTCTCCGTCCACGGTTACAATAGGCTGGCTGCCGCTGTCGTCTGCTGCTCCCTGCACATAAATAAAATTGCCGCAGTTTTCTATACTAGCTGTATATTCCTGCTCGTTTACATTGTCAAAATCTCTTGAAAATATGCAGGGCGTGTTACCCTCGTCGTTTTTCGCTGTAAGGTCTTTGCCCTTATACAGATAAAAGCCGTATTTCTTCTCTCTTTCGTTTATCAAAATGTCATAGCCCAGTTTTCCAGCCTGCGCCCGTGCTTTTACTTCTGTCCCCAGATTAGCACACACTTGGTTAGAATACTCCACTTGACTGCCTGCTATGGTTTCCTGCGTCAGCGTTTCAAACTGTTTAAACCGCCTTTTCTCTGCTGCCCCGCTGCCGCAGTTTTTCGTTACCATAGTATTTATTAAACTCTGGTTTGTGGCTGTTGCCACTATCTGCGGGTATATGCAGCGTTTTCCCAGCCAGCGGCTCAATGTAAAGCCCTGCGCCTCTATCTGCTCTAACCCGTTCTCGTCTTTCGTAATATGCACGTAGGTAATCTGTGCCGCCCTGCGCCAGATGCCGCCGTTTGCGTCTGTAACTTCCTGCTTTCCGTCATGCTTTACAATCACATTGCCCTCTATCAGCAACTTACTGTTATTGTCTGTAATCGGTGCAAGCAGGCTAAATGTTCCCACATCAAAATATTTTATATGCCATAAAAGACTTGCCAGCTCGTCGATTGCCCCCAGCGGCTCTATGGTTTTATCAAATACTCTAAGCTCCATACTTATACCCCCAGATATTCCTTGTTGTAGAAAATGGAAACTTCCATAGAATTTACGCCGCTTTCCGCATCATATCGAAAATTATTGTCGCCTATGGCAAGCTGCATATAAGTGCTGTCTACGTCCACATATCGGAAATAGTCTGTTTCCACTCCGTCACGTATCAGCTTTGCCCCCTTGCTGCCGTATTTTGTGCTTACTTCTATCGTGTCCCCGGTCTGCATTGTGACATTGATTTTAATAAATTCCCCAGTATCCACATTTAAAAGAATAGGGTTCTTTACTGTCCCCAAAGCCACAAATCGCACCCGCATACCTGTGGATACGTCGCCCTCATTATAGCAATCTACAATCACGCTTTCCGCTCTGTATCCGTAAATCATGCTCTTAGGGTTATCCTTTTCAATCACGCACGGAAAATGCCACGCCGCTACCCAGCTTGCTATATCTTCCTTTGTTTCTTCAACTTCCCGCCAGAACGGGTTAAGGCACTCAAGCGGTATAGAAAACTCCAACAGCACCTTTTTTCGCTCTATCTTCGGTTCTCCATGCAGGCGGCAGTTTATAACACGCTTAAAGCTGCCAAACTCATAGGAAAGCGTACCGTCAAGCTCTGGGTTCAATACTTTAAGCAGCTGGCGGCGCAGTTCGTACGCCTGCGCCTTGTCCCTTGTGTTGATATGCCCCAGTATATCAATGTCCCGTGCCTCGATACGCTGCCCTACGTAGGTGTCGCCATGCTGCCCCATACTGTTTGTGCTGTATACCACATTCGTAACGCCCGCTATTCCCTCTACGTCCTTGCTTACGTTGCAATGGTACACGCTTTCTGTGCTAAGCTCTACGCTCTCGCCTCTTTCATTTGTATAAGTCAGTTTTTCATATTCCATAGGCTACACCGTCCTTGCTATCATCTTAAACTGCCTTGCTGCCTCTTTCTGCTGCTTTGCATAATCTGTGGTATTTGCGTAAATATTCTGGATAACGGTAAAACCGCCACCAGCTGCGCCGCCTCTTGGTCTTGGTTTTGGCTTGTCCCCGTCGTCGTCAAAATCAATGTCTTTTCTTACATCAACCTTTACGCCAGTGTCAAACTCTCTCGGTATACTCTTCTCAATCATTCTGTTTACGTTGTCCATTTCATCAGAAAAGCCTACGCCAATACCCTGCGCCATGAATTTACCAACCTCGTCACGGAACTTTTTTGACGGGCTTTCAATTCCCAAAGCGTCCTTTGCTGCGTCGAGCAAACTATTTGCAAGGTTTGAAACTTTATCTTTCAGCCAATCCCAGCCAGAGCTTATGCCGTTCCAGATACCGCTTACAATATTGCTGCCGATTTCTGCAAATGTACTTCCAATATTTGAAAATACGCCCGTGATACCGTCAAGCACCATTCGCATACCCTCTACGGCTTTGTTTTTTACCTCTGTCCCCCACTGGGCTACTTTTGAAATTGCGCCGGATATGCTGTTATAGATTTTTTCCGGCACTTGTGTAACCACATTTACAATGCCAGTTACCATGCTATTCATTACCTCGCGGGCTTTTGATAGCATATTGCTGCCCCATGTGGCTACACGGCTTACCGCTCCTACGATACAGTTCCAAATTTTCTGCGGCACTTGCGTAACTATGTTTACAATTCCAGTTACCATGCTATTCATTACCTCACGGGCTTTTGAAAGCATATTGCTGCCCCATGTGGCTACTCTGCTTACCGCCCCTACAATGCAGTTCCAGATTTTCTGCGGCACTTGTGTAACAATATTCACAATACCAGTTACCATGCTGTTCATTACCTCACGGGCTTTTGAAAGCATATTGCTGCCCCATGTGGCTACACGACTTACCGCCCCTACAATGCAGTTCCAAATTTTCTGCGGTGTCTGCTGCACAATGGTTACAATGTTCGTAAGCATTGTGTTCATAACCTCTTTTGCTTTGGTCTGCATATTTACGCCCCATGTGGCTACTCTGGTAACTGCACCTACAATGCCGTTCCAAATTTTCTGCGGCAGTTCCTTAACAATGGTAATAACCTTTGTTATAAACTCCGTAATCACGTTGCCGCCTTTTTCCTGCATACGTGCGCCCCACTCGGCTATTTTATTTATACCGTCTGCTATTGCTCCGGCAATCTGCCCCGGCAACTCTGCCAGTTTTCCTATAATGGTGTTTACCAGTTCTACGGCTGCGGCTGCAATTCTCGGCAATCCCTCAATCAGTCCCGTTACAATGGCTACGATAATCTGCGGTACTGCCGCAATCAAAAGCGGGATTGCGTTAATAATTCCGTCTACCAGCGCTACCACAATCTCTGCGGCATTTTCCAAAATAAGCGGGATGCCCTCAATCAGCGCATTTATAATAGCTGTTATAATCTGCGGCAGCCTTTCGATAATCACGGGCAGCGCCTCTATAATTCCGTCCGCAAGCCCGGTTACAAGCTGTATAGCTGCATCAATCAGCATAGGCACATTGTTTACCAGCGTTTCCACGATTGTAAGCACTGCATCTATGACACTCGGTATCAGCTCCGGCAATGCCTGCCCCAGTCCCTCTGCCAGTCCTGCAATAATCTGTACCGCTCCCTCTGCTATATCTGGTATCAGCTCTACAATACCGTCAATCAGCGTTGTTACGATTTCTACGGCGCTCTCTGTCAGGGTAGGAATGGCTGTTATAATCCCGTCTACAAAAGACGTTATCATATCTACCCCAGCCTGCACGATTGTAGGCGCACTGTTTACTATGCCGTCTGCAAGCCCGGTTACAAGCTCCACGGCAAACGTGGTAATCTGTGGCAGCATATCAGAAAGCCCGCTTACCATATTTGCTAAAGCGTCCCCAAAACTCTGCGCCATTTTCCCCATATCCCCGCCTGCTGCGGCTGCTCCCTGCTGCAATTCATTTACAAACTGGCTGAAAATCGGTAATGCCTGCTCTCCGATAGGCATAATAAAGCTGGTCTGCAATATCCTGCCTGCGCCCTGCATAGCCTCGCCGAATGTGTCATACTTAACGGCGTTAATCTGTCCCATTGCGTCCGTTGTCTTGCTTATCTGCCCCTCAACGTCCATAAGGGAAGTGCAGGCATCAGCGCCCATATCTTCCCACATAGTACCCATAAGCCCTACGCCTGCGGTATACTGTAGGCTTTCGTCGTCGCAATTCTTTAGCGCCTCGCTTATCTGGCTCATTGCCTCTTTTGCACTATCTCCCCCGGCTTGGAATTTTCCTACCATTTCGTCTGCGTTCAATCCCAGACTGGTAAGGTATTCGTTTGCCGTGCCGTCATTCATTCGTATATTAAACTCTTTGAAAGCGTCGCCCATTTTGTCAATGCTCCATACGCCCTCATTTGCCCCATTCTGGATAGAGTTAAACATATCCTCGGCGCTTAGCCCTGCCTGCGCATACTGGTTACTGTATTCGTTGATAACGTCCAGCAAGTCCCCGTTCTGGTTAAGCCCCTGCTGCGCTCCCTGCGCAATCAGGTTATATGCCTCGTCGCCGGATATTCCAAACTGCTGCATCAGCTGCGTTGCAGCCCTTGTACTTTCCGCTACGTCCATTTCAAACGTATCACGCAGGGTTAATGCGTTGGTCGTCATTTTTTCCAGCTCGTCCGCTCCCAAATCGCCCGCCTGCTGCTTGACTGTTGCCATAGACGCTGCTATATCTTCAAAGCCCTCGCCATAATTACCGTTATAGATATTCTCCATAACCTGCTTGTACTGGTCTGCCTCTTCTGTCGCCGTTCCCGTAGAGGCGCAAAAATCGTTAAGTGCGCCTTTGGCTGCATCTGCTTGGCTTACCGTGTACGCAAGTCCCGCTACTACCGCTGTGCCGATTGCTGCGGCTGCCGTACCTATAACGGTTACACCTTTTGCCATTGCACCGCCCAGCCCGTCTAAAACACTGCCTAAGTCAGAAAATTTATGTCCTGCTTTTTCTGCTTTTTCTCCTATGTCCTCTAACTCTTTTTCAGTATTTATAAGTGCTGCCCGCTGGTGGTTTAAATGCGTTTCCAATCTTTTTGTTTCTTCGCTTGTTTCGCTTGTTGACTTACGACATTTTTCTAACGCCGCCTCGGTTTCTTTAATCTTTCTAGCCTGCTCGTCATAAATCTTTTTTAATACTTCCTGCTTTGCCCGCAACGCCTCTGCGCTTTTTTCGTTCCCCTTATATTCAGCCGTTACAAGTTTCATTTCTGAATTAAGCACTTTAAGGGTGCTGTTAATACCTTTGCAGGCTGCTTTATACTCTGCCTCGCCGTCAAAGCTAAGACGTGTTTTTATTTCTCTTGTATCGCCCATAAATTACAGTCCCCCTAAAGCCTTGTCTATGTCGTCCATTTCCTCTGCGGCTATCGGTTCTGCTGCCTGCTCTTGCCGGAAAATGTGCGGGTTATATTCCTTGTGGTACTTAAACAGTGTCACAATCTGGTAAGGCGTTTTTCTCCACGCCTCACGCTCTTTGTACCCCAGCAGTCCGATTGCGATATATAAAAGCCGTGCAGTATTTAATTTTCCTGCACGGCTGCCATTTCCCCCGTTTCACTTTCTCCGCTTTCCTCTTCGTCTCCGTTTCCGTCTCCGGCTGTCCCAACGGCAAAAGATGCAAAGATAGCGTTCTGTACTTCTCGCATATTTCCTAAATGTATCATTCTGCCTACTTTTTCTTCTGTTAAAAGCTCTGCGTTTTCGTCCTCTTCTAACAGTCCCTCGTTAATCAGCATAGTAAGCAGCCACTTAGTATCCTTTACCCAGTCTGGGTTATTCTGGTTAAATACCTCTGGCAACTTGTCATATCCCCCGCATTTTTCCTGCAATTCTTCCAGTGCATTAAGGGTAAAAAGCAATCTGTACTTTTTTCCTTTCAGTTCCACGGTATAACCGCCGTCATTCATTGCGCTCATTGCATAAAATTAAGGCGCAGCCTACGCTACGCCTTTCTCCTTTCCTCATATTCTCTTTTTATACTTCTGTCATTTTCGGCGCTGGCTCTGGTACTGCCGTAAACCATGTTGTTGCTGGTTTATCTTTTTCTGTTCCCACAAAGTCAGCTTTCCATTTTGCATCTTTCTTTCTCTTGTAGAATGTCGCTGTAATTTCTGGTGTCTGAAATTCGATTTTTTCCCCTTTGGTTTTGTACTTTTCCCCCGGTACTTCAAATTTACATTTTAGTAACCAGATATATCTGTATCTGCCGCCAGTTTTGGCAGCCCTAAAACCAATAGCCAGAAATGGCGGTTCGTCATCTCCACCAGCCCACACTACCTTATTTTCGTCTACCAGCTGCCCCAGTACCTCTGCCAGCGTCTCCGGCGTAAGGTCTTTAATCCCCAGCTTTAATGTTCCGTTTGTAAATTCTTTTACGCTCTCACTTAATGCGTCGTCAGCGTACAAGTCTGCCGTTTCTGTTTTTACAGATAAATCTGCTTCCATTGCCTCTGCCATTTTCTTAGGCGCTCCGTAAGTTTCTGCGCCCTCTGCCTCTGTGCAGACAGCATAGTAAAGGTCTTTTAATCCTAATGTCATTATTTTGTCACTCCTTTAACAATTCGATTGTGATAGGTACAAGCCAGTACCCGGTATCTGTTTCGTAACTTTCTGCATCTACACTGTTTATGTAAGCACCTGCTGCCGTCAGCACTTCCAGAGTTTTGTTTAGCTGCGCCTCAAAATCTCCCTTATGGAAAAGCGTAACCCTATACATTTCCTTGCCTGCTGCCTCTTTATCGTCGGCACTCACTGCCGCCTCTTTCAGCAGCCGCAAGAATGTGTAATACGCTGGCGGTTTTTCTTTTCCAGTATATATGCCTCTTTCTGCTGGCAGCCCTGCGCTTTCAAGCACTTCTTTTATGGTACTCATTTATGCATCTCTCTTTCCCATATTTCTAACTGCACCTCTCTTATTCTTTTTTCTGCTCTGTTTGTTGCAACGGTTAGCCACGGTTTTGGTGCTGTCTTACTCGTCCCACGTTCCGCTATAAAACCAATCGTTGCATTTCTAACATTACTTTTATCTCCT